CATATGTGAATCCATCTAATGTGATACCAAAATTAGCACCATCAGAAGTGAGTTTCATCTCCACTGAGCATGTGTGGTCAATTACATTGTCATGCACTATTGTCATGATGATAACTGGATCAATGATCTCTACATTGAATTGCTCGAATTTATAAGTCATATTTTTAAGATAAAGTTGTTCCTGTTACTGTGAATGTTCTACATGCTATCCATCTGCCGTCTGCGCCCGTTTTACCACCCAAATTTATCCAACTGCCTACGTGTATATAGGCTAAAGTAGTGGATGCGTTGTAAGTTGTTGAAGTCCAAATTTGAGCGTTTGGAAAGTTGAAGGGTGAATAAGATATACCAAAGGAAAGGGAATAGTTAAAAATGTTTTCTATTTCTTTTTTGTTAGGTAATCTCCATCCAGTTGTGAAACCAGTAATTGACAAAGCAAGTGCGGCATCAATGGCAGCATTCCATGTTATATTTGTACCACTAACTGTTCTATAATAACCTAGCACATCAGTTCCGTTATAAGTTGACCAATCAATGACTATATTTTTCGTGTAGGTTTGTCCGCCAAGCTCATCAGTGAATCGGTTTGTGTTTCCGAAGGGATTATTTGATGCAAGCACTGAGAATGATGTGGCCCTTCCTGCTTCTAAATCACCATCATCACCTGTTCTGTATGAAGTCGTTTGTCCAGTCTTTGTCAATGTAGCTCCCACTGGTGCAGCTGCTGAAGGTGCTGCCGCTTTTATGTACCTATTATCACTCATATCTTGCTGATTGTTAAGTTGCACACTCCAGCCACTGATGCGGTCACTGTGACCTTGCTGCCTACAGCAATGGTGCCACCTAGTGTATATGCCACACCATCATCTTGCAGTGTGATTGTAGGTGAATTCCTGATGTTTGTCACTGCATCAATACTCATATTGTATGGTGCATAAAAGTCCACTGTGAGTGCATCCATCAATTCGATGGTGTACATTATTGAATTAAAATTAATCCAATCAGCACTGCTCAATGCACCCCTATTTGCTGCTGATGCAGTTGGCAAATTGAAAGTATGTGTATTTGTTGCAGATGATATGGCAAAGTCAGTTCCGCTTGTGCCTACTGCCAAGTTTTGCACTTGAGATGTCAAGCCATTCAGCGCAGTTAAGCCAGTTGAAAATGTTGTGATCACTTGACAAAGGTGACTATTCTCTGTGTGCAGTGTGATTGTTTTGCTGCTATGAATCACATATACTCTCACAGCAAGTCTGTCAGCTGCAAGGAGCACTGTGCTTGGTACAGCTAATGCTGTTGTATAAAGGTCAATTGTAATGCCATTGGTGATATACTCAGGTGTTGCAGAATTTGATGCAAGCAATGTCAAAGTACCACCGCTTAGTTTATACAGCTCAAGGTAGAATCTCGGTGTGCCGCCATTGGATGATGCAGAAAAATACATCTCAAAGTTCCAATTCCCACCAGGTATTGATAACTGATTAGGCACACTTGCATCAGTGATGAATGACTGAATGTAGCCATCTGCATTGATACTAAAGTCTGTGCCTGTTCCAATCACTGGAGTGCTGCTCATCTGCTTAAATGCTACACCGTCAAGTGTACCTTGAGCTACAGATCCATTGAGATAAAAGTTAACACTTGATCCACCTCCGCTTGATGTTGGAAAGTTGGCGAGCTGTCCATCACCTCTGATATACTGACTTGCCACACCTGCAGCGGTCACTGCCAAAGTTCCTGCACCTGTCACTGGGCTGTTTGCCACACTGAATGCAGTCGGCATAGTTAAGCCTACTGATGTCACTGTGCCACTGGTGATAGTCGGCTGATTGATTAGATCATTGTAGTCACCAGTTGTTGCAACATCTGCAAGATCTGCTGTGTTGGCCTTCAATGACAAGGCATCATGCACTGCATTCTCTGATGGTGCTGTTGTAGTCACTCCATCTGTGATAGTCTGAGTAACCTCAGACGGTATATTTATATTTACTGCCATACTATATTGATATCAAAGTCTGCTAAAGTTACTGCTGTTTCGGTTGCCACCAATTCTTCATTCAAATATACATTGTATGTTGTATCTGGTAGCACATATGTAGCTCCAGATGCAATGCTTTGACTGAAGGAGCCATCACTATTCACCACGGTTGCTGCAGCACAGTCACCTGATGGCGGCGGATTGCCATTCTCAAAGTCATAGTCATCCATTGGTAGATCACACCAGTTGCCATCATCAAAGATATTGATGGATACATTCATGCTCCATCCTGCAGTCATGTCTTGTGAGCGCTGGATGAATGGATCTGTAGAGATAGAGAAGTTCAGATCTGAGAATTCAGTCCATCTGTATTGCTGCATTGTCACCTTGATGTCATTGCATATGCTCAAGCAGTCGGAATGAATCTCATTGATCTGACGGTATTCCTGTAAATTATATTTGTCGGCAATAGTGATGATGACATTCATCCCCACATAGCCATCACCTAGGTTGCCAGGTTGAAGTGTTGCCACCATCAATGGATACTGCGCAGCATCACGGCTGACAGCATCAAGATAGTCACCTTGAAAGTACTCTCTGATTTGTCTGTGAGCTGTTGCTATTTCGCTGAGCTCTCGCATCACTTGATTGAGCGTTCTGTCCATTCTTCTCTAGGTATTTCTTTAGCTTTTCAATCTGTTTTGGGCTTGCTTTAAAGCTCTTTGTCATACTATCCAGCCTGTTGGTGTATATCCAGTTCTATCTTTTTGTACCTGCTCATTGCAGTCTTCTCCACAGTTAGCTGTGTACTCAGGATATTTCACTCCATTATCATCTTTTAGATGACCAATCAAGCGCTCCTTGTAGAAATAGGCATCCTTGCGAAGGAGATCCCTTAGTGCTGTAGTCTCAGTGTCAGTATTCGCATTCTGATACTCATCTGTGCTACGGCCCACTGCTTTGTTTGTGAGTTTCTCATTCAATAGCACTGCAGCTCTGTAGTCAACGAATGCCACTAGGCACGGCAAGATGTAGTCATTCATCAGATTGCTGTAGTCAGTATCCCAATCATTGTCTTCAATGCGTTGCAGCAATGCTTTATACAAGCATGTACCTGTTGCAGGTTGAATGTGCATGTCCTGTGTGCGCTTGATAGCTACACTGAGAATCTTTGTATCTGTGTTGCTGTGGATCAATCCCAATTTCTTGAGATTCTCCACTGTGATCATCATATTCATGAGCGCTTAATTACTAGTTGCTGTACCCAAATGTGTCTGCAGAATGGTGTTGATACCTGAGTCTCTGGATTGGTGTACCATCCACCTCGGTATGTCCACACATTGCGGTCCACTCTGCCACTGATGCTGTTGATATCTTCTCTTGTATAAAGTCTATTCAAGCCAATGAGCTTCACACAGAATTCTCTGCTCTTAGTCATCACAGGCGGAACACCTGGGCGCTCCTTGTATGAATAAACCACTTCAAACTGTGCCACTGGTGCATTGGCTTTCTCCACTACATTCTGACCTAAGTCAGTCACTTGTCCCTGGCTAATCACTTCTAATGCTGTGAGCTTTGCAATAGACTCAGCTACCTGTTGAATAGTTGACTGCGTTGCCTTAGCAATGGCTGTAGAATCTTCTCCTTTGCTCATCATGTCAATGACGTTCTTGTCAAAGTCACTCAATTGCAGGACCAATTCTCCAACAGATGCAAACATCAAGTCCTGTGCTGCAAAAACTTCATCCGATGGTGTATCCCATTCGATTATATTTTCTTTAATCACAAAGTATTCTGATGCATCCTTGCCATACTCACTGAAAATGTCAAGCTCATCCTTGCTAAATGTGTGCTTTGTGCCACATGATGACATCACCACTGTTGGCAAACCAACAATTTTGCGTGCTTGTGACTCATCTATGCCAGGGAAAGATGCCAATACTATCTGCAATGCTGAGTCAGCTGGCAGTGTTCCTGCTTTTATCTGTGCCACCACATCAATAAGTGATGCTATCTGTGCTCCATTTAAGGCGCTCTTAGCTACATCAACAGGTACATCTGTAGCAATAGGTGTCGAAGGCGCTGTGATAGGCTCTAGTGCCTTGGCCACTGATGCAATTGGTGATACATCTCTAAGCTTTAATGTTGCCACTGCTCCGCTTAGCTGTGCCATGTAATTAATGTACCATTCAATCTGTCTCTGGCGTGCATTCACATATGTCATCTTGAATATCTCAAAGAGATCTGCAGACTCAGCTGCATTGAATGATCCATCCTTAATGATACCAAATAGTGAAGGTGATGTAACGCTGTGAGCCACCAAGATATTTTGCTGCACTGATTTCTCAGTCATCAGATAGCGGTCACTCAAGTCATTGCCATTTAAGCTCATCACAGTTGGTGCAGTGTTCGTTGAATCACTGAAGGTGATGATGATTTCACCAGCATCTTCTACTGATTGTGTACGGCCCTTGATTTGTTCTTTGATATTTCTTTCTTCTTCAGCAGTCTCAGGAAAGCCAGATGCCAAGTTGATCAGTGTGCCTGCCTTGAATCCATTCTGTATCTCATACATGTGGAACTTGCTGATGTCAACATCAGTCTGAATGGCTGTGATTCCACCATAGTACGCAGGCTTAGGATAGATCCCCTTCTCACCTTTGGCTTTCTTAGCTGGCTCTTTATAATACAGAATGAATGAACCTGTCTTGTTGGTGTCATCCAGTGCAGGATACGCTCTAAAGTTGGTACCTTCAGCAGTCTGCTCTCTAGCATTCCAATCATCAGAAACAAAGTAAGTGCGCTCGTCTTCACTAGTTCTGACTGCATCAATGTCAATAAACTCCCATCTCACTACCCGGGTGCCTTCTCTGTTCCATGTACCGATGGCAGCCATTGCTCCAAAGACTTCAAAGTCAAAGGTCAACATCTGCACAATCTCATTCATGTCATAGTCACTGTATGGATTCTGCATGAATAGTGTTGCATCTCCAGATGTCACCTCAAGTCCTGATCCAGCAATGTAGAATGTCTTGCTTCGTATGATCCCCTGGTGCCAAGCTGAGCCATTCAGTAGGTCAATCAAAAAAAATGGATAGTCATTTCTGGCACCCCACTTCATTACTCCAGTCTTCTTGTCCTTAATCTCCAAAGGCTTCTGATATTCCTTAGAGAATGACAGTGTGAACATCTTGTCACTCATATATGTTGTGTATTATTTCAGTGTCATATTCATTTGGTGCCACATCTATCTCCAATACTATGGCTCTGCCCTCTTCACAAAGGTTGTCTGCCTGGATAGGATCTAAATTGCTGTCACTCTCTTGCTCCCAGATGCGATATGTATAGTATCCTGCATAGGGAAAAGTCAAATCTACTTCATCAATCACCACGAATTCATCATATCTAGGAATACCAGTGCTGATATTCTCTAGGATACATGTCACTGTCTCAAATGACTGCTCATGTGTGAATTCAAACAGCCAGTATGGAGCTATCAGTGTCTGCAGCTCCGTCACTGTCACTATCAATGTGCTGCTCTGTGATCTTTGTATTTGTAGCATTGCGCTTTAATTTAGGTGTTTTAGGCTCAAAAATAAATGTCAATCCTGCAGCTTCATATTCTGCTTCATTGCCTGCTGAGATATTCCATCTACGGCCATTCATTCTGATTTCACTGCCAATGTATTCTGCCTTGATTTTCATAGCATCTAATTTAAGCAAAAAAGGGAAGGGAACAATCCCCTCCCTCATATATTATTTGTGGTCCAATTAAACTGCTGGTGATTGCTGTCCAAGCAATGTCGTATAGACTCCTGATGCTACATCAGGAACCTCATTATTCTCCATTCCAAAGAGAACAATTGTGTGTCCATTGCGGTCAGATTTCACTGTTCCAGATGTGTAGTCACCACCATCATTCACTTGCAAACCTTCTTCAAGGCCAAGTGCAACAATAGTACCATCAGCTTTCTCCACCAATGCACAGATTTCATTCTGAGCCAATAGGTGAATTTCTGAACGTAGCTCCTTAGTATCTGATGAAAGGATCATTGTCAATGTTTGTTCGTACCAAAGTGTACCATTGTCTTTGTTGACCTTGATTGGTGCTGTATAGCTTGAAAGATTGCTCTTTAATTTATACAAATATGTTTCACCAGTTACAGTCAATGAAGTGATTTGATTTAATGTCAAACCAATTGCGCCACTGATAGCGCTTACTGGGAACAATAAGACTGACTTGATACCACCTTTTCCATTGGTACATGTTCTGTCATTAAAGCCCACTGTC